AGTTGTGCGGCTTCTAACAATGTGCGACTATGGCTCTTTGTAATGTTGTATGTTTTATTTGATGTATTATCACTCAATGCGGCTGCAACAATACCATCTGCGGCATCATCAACATAAGTAAAGTCTAATGTTTCATTTGCACCATTGACATTTAATACTCCACCGCGCATTGCGGTAAGCATAAACTTAGCAATAACACGATCCTCAACATCTAACGGACCATATACTGCACTAGGGCGGATAATAGTGTAACTAAAACAATTACGACGGCTGTAGTCTTTGACAAGATGTTCACCTGCTAATTTCATAATTCCATATTGACCTTGTGGTTTACAATCATAATCCTCAGTCACATCATTAGTAAAATCTCCGTATACCATTGAACTACTGATATAAACAAATTTCTTTATTTCATGCTTCTTACTAACTTCACACAAATTCAATAGACCTTCCATCATTGTTTTTGCTCCCATAGTTGGATTAGCATTAACAACTTTTTGTCTAGGAAAGCTAGCCATGTGAATCACAATATCAAACTTGTATCGACCAAATAACCAATCAATACTTTCACTAGAAATATCAATAGCATGAATACTGCCGGGTTGAATTTTCTTCAACCGTTCTGTCATTAGATAATCAATTTCATCTTGCGGGATGATACCATAGTTAGTTCGTATATCGGTAATAGCAACACGGTGCCCCATACGTTGTAATCTATCTACAACGTTGTGTCCTATAAGTCCTAGACCTCCCGTGACCAAAATGCGTGTCATAATTTCTTCCATCCTTTTATAGAGTTTGCTTTACCGGTAATAACTTTTGATAAGTGTGCTCTGTTTAGATTATATCTATCAACTAATTCTTTTCTCGTTGATTTTATTTTTTCACCAGTTTTAATATTTTCAAAAGTGTATATAGTTTGGTCTGTCATTCTATCAATTCTAGTTTTTCTAATATTCTCATCACCCCAGTTTTTGACGGACGCCGCCCTTTTCTTTTCCTTGACTGCTTCTCTATTTTGAACTTCGGATTGAATTACGCTATGTTTTTCTCGTAATACGGGATCACTCCAAGTTTTTTTACTTGATGCTTTTAATTTTGCTTTAGTCACCGGATCAGCAAGTGTTCTTTTACTTGTTTCACTGATTTTAGCTTTAACTTCAAGTTTATTAAGTGATTCTTTTATAGACGATATTCGTTTTTCTCTTGATTGGTCATTAGCCCATGCTATCTTTGATTTATCACTAATTTTTTTCCTATCTTCTTCCGAGAAAATATATCCTCCACCGCCGTCGCCTTCCTCAATTCTCAAGTTTGCCCATAATTTATTTCCCAGTGTATCTTTGGCACTAACTACATCCCAAAGATTACTATAATATCTACCCCATATTTTAATTTCATCTTTTTTAGTTGTTTGTAGTAATATCATAGTTGTATGTATTTTACCATGAGTGGTCAAGTGCCTACGCCAATATGTCCCTGAACCAGGATAGGTAAAAGGGTCTGTTTTAGTATATCCTAAATACTTTAACCCAGTAATACTATGCTCCTTTACATACAATGAGTAGACCACCATAACTTTTCTCCTGTGTTATAATGTATTTATGCCTATCCAATCCGCCTGTAACTAGTATATTACTCATATTTTAATTTCCAAAATGTTAATTGTTTGTGTGTTAGATATGCTCTAATATGATATACATAACTATAATCGTATAGGTCATTGTTACGATGCCAACTAGGTGGAGGATTAGAGTTTTCCATTATCCATTTACCAGCTTCTGTTTGTTGCCACTCATATATAGGTTGTGCTACAAACAAATCAGGATCTTCAACATCACCCATTCTAATAGTATGTACTACATGAGTGATAGATACAGTCTCTTCTCCGGTATCAGATATTTGTACCTGATATTTGGGTCTAGTAAATTCGTCTTTAGACTGCCATTGGTGCTTTGATAGGGCCATCACTTTTATAGTTCTCCAAATATATATCTGCCATTGATATTTCAAAGATGTTTGTTTTTGAGGCATTTAACATCAATGTCGGTAACGGGTACGGTTCACGTGTTAGTTGTTCTTTGACTTGTTCAATGTGGTCTTTGTAAATATGTGTATCACCTGTACTGATTACAAGTTCTCCTACTTTCAGATTACAGTGATGTGCCAATAGATGTGTAAGTAGTGCATAAGAAGCAATGTTAAAAGGTAGACCCAAGAAAACATCAACACTACGCTGATACATATGACAAGATAGTTCTTTATTTTTGTTGACATAGAATTGACTCATAACGTGACAAGGGGGCAATGCCATTTCTTCTAACTCGCTCACGTTCCAAGCACTAAGAATGTGCCTGCGCCCATTAGGATCTTCAATTAATCCTTTAATGAGATTTGCCAATTGGTCAACTTCCGTGCGGTCAACGGCAAGGCGGTTACCACCTTTGTGCGCCGGGCCCATGTCTTTTTCAACCGTGTCTTTGTTCCAATGCCGCCATTGTACCCCATATACACGTCCGAGATCACCTTCAAATTTCGCTTTAGGCTTCCAATACGATGCTTCTGCATTCGGCGTCCAGATAGTAACCTTTCCTTCACTTGTACCGTGGGTAAGTTCTGCCAATCTACGCTCATCACTACTTCCTTCAATAAACCAAAGAAGCTCACCGACGCAAGCTTTCCAAGCAAGTTTCTTAGTAGTGACTGCGGGAAAGCCCCGACGCAAATCAAAGCGAATATGACGTCCAAAAACACTATAGGTGCCAACACCAGTTCTGTCATCTTTCATTTCTCCGTTATCTAGTATATCTTGTAATAGTTCTAAGTATTGTTTCATTCTTTTATCCTTATTGACCATATGCTACTACGATGATATAAGGTCACTGTAGTTTTATAAAGTCTTTCTAATATTTTAACATTGTGTATTACATCCGGATATGTTTCATCATAGTCATGACCGCATATCAATGCATTGGGTTTAAGAAATTTTTTAAAATATAATATATTCATTATATCATCTGGATTTTTATGAGCACAATCTAAAAAAAGTAAATCAATAGATTCTTTATCATATGGATAAACTTTTAAATTTTGTTCCAACTTTAATGGTATAATATTTTTATAATCTTTTGTGAATTTTGTGAATTCTTCTTCTTTATTATAAACTTTGTTTGGTTGCCAAAAATCATCACCAGTTTCCCCTTGACCTAGACTAGGTGGTGATAGGTGTGTATGCTTATTAAAATAATCTATACAATAAATTTTAACTGAGGAGTATGCTCCTTCAGAAAATGCAACCGCCGTTCTTCCAAATAATGATCCTATTTCCACAATAATCCCATTTTCTGGAACAGTTCTTGCACATTCGTATATGATATCAATATCTTTTTTTGTGCTTAATCCAGGAACACTGTATGCTTTCATTATCAGTTACAAATATATTTGGTAAATAGCCTTAAGTTTTATAGTTTATTAAGTAATCTATCAGTTTCTGGTTGTACAGTATCAGCAATACTTTGTACGTTAAGAACAAACTCTACACTAACTATCAAATCTTCCAACTCATTTAGTTTTCTACTAACAGCATCCTCTACTTGATCTGGATCCAAACCTTGTTGAAGTAACTTTTGAATATTAATAGTTTGTTGCTTCTTACCAGTTAATTTAATAATTAATTTTTTAATAAACTCTACAGGTATTTTGTTCTTCTCTACATCTTCAAGGATGTGTTCCCATTTATCAATAAAATCAGGCGACATTAGTTACTTTTTTAGTGTATTTTCTTTTTGTTGGTGTAGCTACTTCTGCAACTACTGCCTTTTTAGATTTAGTTGATTTAACTGTTTCTTTAACTGCATGTGTGGGATCCATTTGTGCGGCTTCTTTTAACAATCTGTCAGCTTCTGCCATTAAGCCTTTTGCCTCTGCAGACATTTTTTGTGCTTGTTGGCGTAAGTTATTAGCTAATGTAGTATCACCTAATAAATCATCTGAGCCTACAACTGGCGAGTTTGATTGTGGTCCACGCATTCTACGTGCTACGTCAGCTGGATCTTGCAATCCACGACTATTATCTAGTTCAGCCATACGTCTAACAGCATCCTCACCCATTTTCATTTCATCTAAAATTTTATTAAGATCATTTAATTTAATGCGTGTATTAGGTGCCGGAGTCATTACAATTTGTTCTGTATTGACTTTCTTTAATTGACCTTCTATGTGCAAAACTTGCAGAATTGGTCGGCCGTCTTGTGTGTAACTTCTATTCAATGCATCGGCTAAATTTTCACTACTTTGACCTATATCACTTTCAATACAACGAATTAATGAATCATGTATATTCTTATTGATTGTTTCTGTATATGTAACTAAGCACATATGAGGCTCGCCTGGTACTTCTCGGAAAATTACAGCTACTTTTCTGTCCCCGTGTTTCCCTACGTGTCTTGTAAAACTCATATTATGTTCTCCTTGTAATATGCTAAAGTTATTTAATAAGAAATTTGTTCTCTACAAAATTTCCATATGCCCATTTATGACCATTTTAACTCATAAAAAGTTGCTTCTTGCGGGTCCTCAAATGCAATACAACTAGGAGAAATTAACTCAATAATACTAGTTGAAATTGTAGGATATGTAATACTAAATCTTCCAGTCAATTTATCCAATACCCATTGTTTAGATTCAGGTGTGCATGGATGTGATGTTACTATAAAATGTTTAGGAGTATATGTCAACTCTCTTTCACTAAACCACGTAATAGGATCTAACTGATATTCAATCATTTTGTTAAATTGTCCAACATCTTATATTTTTCCCAGGCTTCTACTACTGCAGGGGTTGAGTTATCGTTAGTAGGAACCACTTGCATCCACAATCCTTGACCTAATTTAGCTGGATGATTATACAGGTAACTATGTCCAGCTCTGCGACCTTCATCATCAAATACTCTAGGTTGATGTATCCTACCCGAGAAATATAATCTAGTAGCTAATGCCTTTACATCAGTCAGGTCATACTCGCCTAAGGTACCCAGATTTGAACGGCGTTGATATGGATTACCTTCTGCGTAGTATTGTTCTACTACTTGCATAAAGGTATCGTAATCAGGACACAATGTACGTGTTACAATGAACATAACATCATCCTCGGACACTTCGTTATGCATAATACTAACTAGACAACCACCAAGACTAGTACCAATATACATCATACAATCATCTTCCTATCTTGCTTAACGTAATCACTATATACTTTTTTACCATTAGTTCTAATCCATTCTACGATAGGCTGTGGATTATCATTAAATGCTTCCTTAAGTTCATCATACTCAACAGTACTATTGAATTCATAAATCTCATATGCACGTTGACTATTTGCACTCGCACGAAGGATCATCATTTGTAATGGTATACCCAATGGTTGGCTGGGTATACGTTGGTCTTTAAGAATAGCAATAATTTTCTGTTGTTCCCATTCATTGTATTTTTTCATGTGCAAGTCAACATCATGTAGACTTTCAAGACCTTGCATATCCCACATTGCTAGATAGTGCTTAGTTTTGTTCTTTTTTGAGTAGGACATATACCATCTCTGCTTTGTTAATTGCGTTTGCTAATGCAGGTTCTGTTTCTGCTAGTTTAAGAATTTCTTTCCACTCATGCCATTTAGCAATACTTTTTCTTTCGGGATCTTCTCTAATTAAGGTGCGGTCAAGAGACCCACTTTTACGTGAATAGATCGTTTTGCCACCATCAGGGCTTTCGTAAATTAAATCAGGGCTTTCGTAAATTAATATTGAATCATTAGTCATCGTGTTTTGATAAGGTATCTAATGCATAGGATAGTAGTCTAATAAAAATATACAAGACTACTCCTAGTACCAATACTATAAAGCCATAGCCAAGTATATCTAATATCATGTTGATGACGACTCATCATAAATTGCATACGTACCGAATGGGGGATTGGGATTCTTGTCACCATGAATGATCCATGTCGTATCACAATAATCAGCATCACCCCAACTACCAAAAGGATAGCCATCAGTGAAACAAATCAATCGTTTAGGTACATTGCCAATGTCTTTCAAGTATTTAAAGATACAATCAAAGTCAGTGCCGCCGCCGCCCATTGGCTCATATTCTTCAATGAGGTCCATGTTCTCACTA